CATCGCCAATGCTACGGCCCGCTTGAACATTCTTGATGGCTCGGTACGTTCCGGCAAAACGATTTCTAGCCTCGTGGCCTGGATTTATTACGTTCAGCAAGCCCCACCTGGCGAATTATTGATGGTGGGAAAAACTGAACGCACGTTAAAGCGTAATATTCTCGACCCGCTGCAGGAGATTGTCGGGGGCAGGTATTACAGCTTAAATAAAGGCACAGGAGAATTAACTCTCTTTGGGCGGAGAATATACCTGGCCGGCGCCAATGATGAACGTTCCGAGGGTAAAATCCGGGGGATGACACTGGCTGGGGCATATTGCGATGAGATTAGCTTATACCCTGAAAGCTTTTTTACTATGCTGCTTTCCCGGCTTTCAGTGCCAGGCGCAAGATTAATAGGGACAACAAACCCTGATTCGCCTTACCACTGGCTTAAAGTTAATTATCTCGACAGGGCCAGTGAGTTAAACCTGAAACACTGGCATTTTACGTTAGAAGATAACTTTAATCTTGATCCGGCGTATGTCGAAGCACTCAAAAAAGAATACACTGGGCTTTGGTATAAGCGATATATCCTCGGGCTTTGGGTGCTGGCCGAAGGTGCGGTTTACGATATGTGGGATGAAGCAAAGTATGTAAAGCCTGCTCCGCAAGATTTAAAGAGGTTTATCGTAGGCATTGACTACGGCACCAGTAACCCTTGCACTTTCGGGCTTTACGGCTGGAACGATAGCGCCAAGCCCGTTGTTTACCTGGTGCGTGAATACTGGCACGATGCTCGTGCAACGGGGCGGCAGAAAACGGACGCGGAATATGCGGATGACTTTAAGGAATGGCTTGGCGACATCAGGCCGGAAGCAATTTACGTTGACCCTTCGGCTGCCAGTTTCATTGCTGAACTCAGGAAACAAGGCTACCGAGTGAAAGATGCAAATAATGACGTGTTAGACGGCATCCGCTTCGTGGCGTCCATGTTGACGCAGGAGCGGTTTTTTGTTGACCCAGGCTGCAAACATACGATTCAAGAATTTAACTCTTACGTATGGGATTCAAAGGCGCAGTTAAAGGGCAAGGATAAGCCTTTGAAGCAGAATGACCACGCGATGGACAGGAATAGATATGCACTATTTAGCCATTTCGGGAGGCCGAGAATATCCCCGGTGCCAAAGCCAGCTGGCTGGTAAGGATGGTGAAGATAATTGCTTACATCGCTAGATTTTTTGAGTACAGGGCAAACCTGGCCGCCGCCTTCCGAGGTGCAGCGGCTGCAGCGATATAACCAAAATAGACTGCTGTTCGAGGGCAAACATGAACAGGTGTTTAGCCAGTGGATAAAACTGCTCCGGGCCGACCAGAGGGCCAAACTGGAAATCATCCTTAACTGGCATAGGCGTTTGTCCACTCTTTGGGCAGATTTACTGCTAGGGGAACCACCGAGGATTACTGCCGGTGATAAGAACAGTCCTGAACAGCAGGTGGTTGAGAGGTTGATAAGAGACAACCAGCTGCACAACGTAGCCTACGAGGTGGCGTTAGACATTTCTCGCTTTGGCACGGGACTTTTCAAGGTGCGTTACGATGGCCGGGGAATAATCGAGGCCCAGCAGCCGGCGGTGTGGTTTCCGGTGGTGAGGCCCGACAACGTGAAAGAAATTGTTGCTCATATCCTAGCCTGGACATGGGATGAGGACCAGGGCGGGCTGTTTGGCAGCAAGAAGATTACCCACCTAAAGGCAGAGATACATGAACTGGGCAGGATTACTACCGCTGAGTATATCGTGCGGGATGGGAAAATATCCAGCGAAGTAAGCCGGGAGGAACAGGAGACTGGAGTTGAAGATTTTCTGGTGGTGCCGGTAAACAACATTCTTACTTCTGATAGGGTTATTGGGTTGGACGACTACAGCGACTTGGACAGTATAATCCAGGAGCTAGAGATCCGGGTAGCCCAAATAAGCCGCATTCTGGATAAGCATGCTGACCCGAACATGTACGGTCCGGATACGGCTTTGGATCAGGACCCGAAAACGGGCGAATGGACCTTCCGGGGTGGAGGCAAATACTTCCCGGTTGGGCCGGATGATAAACCGCCTGGCTACGTTACATGGGATGGCCAACTTGAGGCGGCTTTCAAGCAGATAGACTTACTGATTGAGCAGTTATATACATTATCAGAGACAAGTGCTGCAGCATTTGGGCAGCTTAAGTCAGGGCTGGCAGAAAGCGGAACAGCACTTAGACGGCTTATGATGGCACCGCTGGCAAAGGTGAACCGCATCCGCATGAGGTTCGACCCAGCGCTGAAAAAAGCCTTGCGCTTGGCCAGCGAGTTGGAGGCAGCCCAAGGCATGGCGGGGGCGGTGAAACTGGAGAATATTGAAATAGCATGGCAAGATGGAATACCCAACGATATGAAAGAAATGGCTGAGATTTATAGTTTGTTGGTGCAAAACGGTCTGGTAAGCAGGGAAACAGCCCTGAAGCATTTGTTTGAGTTTGAATCTGACACCTTACGGGAAGAGTTGATGCGGATCACCGTTGAGACGAATGCAGAGGTGCCGTTGATTTATAGGCCTAATCTCCAGCAAGGGCAAACGGCAGAAGAGTAACACAACCGCATACAACCGTTCTGGCTAGCTTACCTAGGGGCGAAAAGGGTTCCTCCACCCCTGCCAGGGCGGTTTTTATTTTTTGGAGGGAAGACCATTGAGGAGGGATGGTTGTTGAAAGTAAGAATCAGTGAAATTACTTTACCCGCATCAAGGAAACGTCAATTGGTGCCTGAAAAGGTTCTGGAGCTAACTGAAAGCATTAAGGAAATAGGGCTGTTACAGCCCATTATTATTTCTCCTGACAAACATCTTATAGCTGGCTATCATAGGCTGGAAGCCTGTAAGCAGCTTGGATGGACGGAGATTGATTGCGTTGTAAGAGAATATGACGAATTAGATGCAGAACTGGCGGAGATGGATGAAAACCTTGTGCGTGCCGAGTTGACCGTTTTGGAACGGGCCGAACATCTGAAGCGGCGCAAGGAGATATATGAGGCTAAGTATCCGGAGGCGAAGGCGGATGTAAAACGCTTAAAGGGGCTTAATGTGAGTGGCGAAATAATTTCGCGACTGGAGGCTGCACCGCCAACATTTGCTGAAGCTACTGCTCACAAACTAGGGGTATCCCCGCGAACCATCCAGCAGGAAGTACAGATAGCTGAAAAGCTGGTTGATGATGTGAAAGAGGTTATACGGGGGACGCCTGTTGAGGATGATAAAACCGCGCTGTTGGAACTTGCGAGAAAGCAGCCCGAGGAGCAGCGGAGAACCGTTGCCCAGATTATTGTTTCTAGCAATTCAAATGAATGGTACACACCACCCGAATATATCGAGGCAGCGAGGCGGGTGCTGGGTGAAATAGATATAGACCCTGCTTCTTGCGAAGAAGCCAATAGGGTTGTAAGAGCTAAAAAGTATTACACAGCTTATGATGATGGTTTGCAGTATGATTGGCCAGGCAGGGTTTGGCTTAACCCCCCATATGGAGGGTTAACCTCTAAATTTGTTAACAAGTTAATTAACCAACATCGGGAAGGCATAACAACAGAAGCAATCTTACTGGTTAATGCCCATGCTACTGACACCGATTGGTTTCAACTGCTTTGGAATTATGTGATGTGCTTTACCAACCACCGGATTAATTTCTATGGTCCTGGTGGAACGAAAGGCAACGGGTCCACTCATGGGTCCGTGTTTGTATATTTAGGTCCGAACCAAAAGAGATTCNNTTAGGCGGTGGGACTATGACGATACATAGGCCCGACCTTTACCTTGAAAGCGCTTGGGATTGGGGAATCCTAAAAGGTTGTTTTGGCACCAGCAAAATTGAACCCACTGACGTTGACGGCCTAGTTGAGAGAAACGGCCGTTTTTTAATTCTCGAGGCAAAGAAGCCTGGTGTCAGGATTAAACAGGGGCAAATGATAACTTTTAATGCACTGCGGAATACTGGACTGTTTACGATAGTGGTTGTTTGGGGAGAAAACAACAACCCCATAGAGATGTTGGTGATGTATCCACCGCCGCTTCAACCTAAGCGAGGGAAAGCTACTTTGGAGGATTTTAGGCGGGTGGTTAAGTGGTGGTATGAAAAGGTGGCTGGTAGCTGATGCCCTTCGACGAAGAAAAGCAGATACAGCAGCTTATACAGATATACCGCCAGGGCTTTGAGGAAATACTTCGCATCATCGTCGAGAAGGAAGCAAAGGGCCAATGGACGCAATACTGGCGGGACTTGCTACTGGAAGTAAAGGCGATACTCCAGCAGCTTGATCAATATGCAGATACCTGGATAGAGCAGACAATCGGGCAAGTTTATTCCCAGGCCGCCGCAGAAACGGTGGCTTTTTTATCCGGCTTAGGGATAGCGACAGCAACAAACCCGGAATTTGCCCAAATCCACCAGCGGGCTATTGACGTTGTGGTCCAGAACATGGCCGATAATTTGCGGGATGCAACTCAATTCATTGGTAGACGTATCAATGATGTTTTCCGGCGGGTAGGACTGGAGGAAACCGGGGGCAAACTGGCTGCCGGCGCAACTGTGCGCGATATGAAGAAAAAGGTGGTGCAGAGACTACTCAATGAAGGACAGACTGCTTTTGTTGACAAACTGGGCAGGAAATGGAGACTGGACACTTATGCCGAAATGGTGGCTCGGACCACTACTCGTGAGGCTGCAAGCGTTGCCACCTTAAACACCTGTCAGGAGTTTGGCCTTGACCTGGTGAGAATAACGAGGCACTATCCAACATGTGGACGGTGCGCCGCAGTTCAGAACAAAGTATTCAGTATAAGCGGCAAGGATAGTCGGTATCCAAAGCTAACGGACGAATACCGTCCTCCTCTTCATCCGCACTGCAGGTGTGTTTTGACTCCCTATGTCCGTGAGCTTGACGACAACGCCGATGAGACAGAACGATTCAGCAACCAGCCGCTGGACGTTGACCCGCGCAGTGAGGCTGAGAAGCAGGCTTATGCGGAGATGCGGGACGCGGTGATGATTGCGACCAACAGGAAAAGAGCGCGGGAGGCTATATACAGCGAAACAGCTTCACTTGAAGAAAAAGTTAAAGCTGCCCGTAAGCTTCAGCGGACATACGAAAAGACTGGAACAAAACCGGCAGGAAAAGACGCTTTGATAATAAGGCAGTACAAGGAATTCTTGAAAACTGGCAGGTATCAGGGTAAGATTGTATTAAAAGGCAAAAACTACAGCCCGGAGTATCGGGAAAAGCTGCTTGAACTAGACGGTTATTTTTCTCTGCATGGTTATCAGCTGAGTGAACATGCCTTGAACAATGTTTTGGGGCGGATTAATCAAGGAAGAATTCCAAGTAAGGAAGCCGTATTGGAGCTGCTTGAATCGCCAGTAAGATTTAAGGAACCGAATGGCATATTAGTCAAGTTCGAAGAAGGAATGTCGGCGCATATTAACCCTGAAACTAGCGTGATAATCACAATAGTTCCTAGAAAGAAACCTAAAAGCGATTGGAAGGTGGTGGACAATGACTGATGCGGCAAGAGCATTGGCTGGCTTATGTGATGAATATTTAAGTGGTAGATTGGGTGCAAAACAATTTGTAAGCAGGTTCCAATTGTTTTTCGAAGATAATCAGGAGCAGCTTACAAAGGACGAGTTCGATGCCTTTGACGAAATATATATGGCTTGCGAGTATTTCCAGCCAGAAGCGGAGATTAGGGAGATGGAGCCTTATTTGATTGATGAAGATAAGTTAAAAGAAAAAGTCAAGCAGGTAATAAACTAGGAACCGCCTGAGCTAACAGCAAGGGCGGTTTTCTTATGCCTATTTCGGGGAGGGTAAGCGTCAAATACCAGAC